ACGGGTCTGCGTTATGTGCCGGCTACTCAAGGTGGGCTGCCCAAAAGATGGAGACGAAGGATTGCCAAAAGTGGGTCGCCGAGGCTAAGAATATGATGCGGCTTACTCCTGAACACCTTAAACAGCAGCTACAGATGATTGTTGTAAATGATATATCAAAAGATGCCGATAAGATCAATGCTATTAAGCTATTGGGTAAGGAACATAATATGTTTGTTGATAAACAGGTTACGGCCCATATAGGGATTGAGGAAGCATTAAAGGAGCTAGATAACCTATAATGAAGCCTCAAAAGAAACCGGCGAATCGTAAGCTTATCTATATTTGGGATGAGAACTTAACTTACTTTAATAGCCTACCTAATAAGTCGGCAGTGATTAACTTATTACTCAAGAAAGCTCGCGCCGATGGATGATCTCAAACTAACCAAGGCGCAATTAGAGAAGATTAAACTCATCAAGCAGGACTTCTATAAGTTCGCTAAGCTGAACCTGTACATTAAGGATAAGTTTGCCAATATTGTACCTTTTATCCCTAATGAGCCTCAGCGAGCATTAATTGACTACGTGTTGCTTTGTATTAGCGAGAAGCGCCCAGTAAAGGTTATCATCTTAAAAGCTCGCCAGATGGGTTTTAGTACGGCCGTGGAGGCTCTTTGTTATTGGTGGACATCTACTAACTTCAATATTAATAGTGTTATCATTGGTAATGACGAGAAGTCATCACTGAACCTTTATAGGATGTTCCGTCGTTATTTTGACAACACCAATATCCTGTTTAAACCGAATGTTCGTTACAACACTAAGAGCGACTTAACGTTTGAGAAGTTTGATGAGTCCGGTAAACAGATAGGTCTAGGCTCGGCCATTAAGATTGAGACCGCTAAGAACAAGTCCGCAGGGCGTTCTGATACCGTCAACTTCCTTCACGCCTCAGAGTTGGGCGCTTGGGAGAATGGAGAAGACTTAGTCGCCTCTCTTATGCAGACAGTGCCAGACGCTGAGGTGATGGATAAGCCATCAATGGTGTTTCTAGAGTCTACTGCAGAAGGTAGAGGCAATTACTTTCATAAAGAATACGTCGCGGCAGTTAATAAGAAGAACAACTACCAACCCTTATTTGCCCCCTGGTGGATTCTTGACACTTACGAGCGAGATGCTACGTTTGAAGACTTGGGCCAGCTGAATGATTACGAGTCATTCTTAGTTGAGTTGATGCAAAAAGGTCATACAACACTTGGCCATAAGTTCACTATTAAAGAGGAGTCTATCCCTAGAAAGATTGCCTACTACAGAAGGAAGGCAAAAGACTTTGCGGCGACTCCTGAACGCCTACCCCAGGAATATCCCTCGACGTGGGAGGAGGCCTTCATCGCAAGTGGCAAGAATGTATTCAACCCACTAGCACTGCAAGAGATGGAAAATGATGCAACCCCATTAGAGGATGTTGACTATTACAAGATTGCCCCATTAGAGGACCGCCCCTACGAGGAATTTGAGCTAGAACAAATACCCTTTGAAGAAAACGAAGCGCCCGATGACTTTACTTATAAAGCACCGCTTAAGATTTGGGAGAAGCCTAAGCCTTATAAAGAGTACGTTATTGGCGCAGATGTTGCTGAGGGTCTTAAAGGCGGCGACTTTAGTGTTGCAACTGTTGTAGATATTTCAACAATGGCAGTAGTAGCGAGATGGAGAGGACATTGTGACCCCGACAAGTTTGGCGAGATATTGGGTGCTCTTGGTACGTATTACAATTATGCCCTTATAGGTGTAGAGGTAAACAACCACGGCCTTACTACAGTACAGAAGCTGCGCGACACCTTCTATACGAACCTTTACAAGCGGGATAGAGGCTATGACGAGGAGTGGGAGACGCCTACGGTCAACCTCGGATGGAAGACTGATATGCGAACTAAACGATTAATGATTGATGACCTTATCAAGTTAGTACGCGAGCGCGTGATTAAAGATAAGGATATAGTATTCATTAATGAGGCATTCAGCTACGTACGTGATGAGCGTGGTAGAATGAATGCAGAGGAAGGCTCTCACGATGACGTTGTGATGTCTACAGCTATCGCTTACCAGCTATTCCCTTGGGGTGATAACGATATATCAAACTTAAAGGTAGTTTCTACCGCAAAGATGCATAAAATAACCAATGGATGATAAAACACTACTAGAGGTAACTAAGCGCTTTAAAAAGGCGCGGATGTATACCGAATCCCACTACAAGAAGACTTGGGCAAATGCATTTAAGTCTTACAACGGCATTAGAACAATTAGGGGCTACGCAGGACAGGCTGATGAGTTTGTGCCCGAAACCTTCTCAATCGTAGAAGCCCTCGTGTCTTCATATGTCAAAACAAAGCCGCGATTTAAGTACTGGCCATTACACGAAGAGCAAGAACAAAGCGTTGAGGCTTTGAATGGTCTAGTCAACTATTACTGGTCTATTAATAACATGACCGATAAGATGATTAGCTGGATTAAGGATATGGCTCTATACGGTACAGGTGTTTTGGCTTTTAGTTGGCTAAAAGATCGCCCGCTTATTCAAAATATCCCGCTGAATGACTTCTTCGTAGACCCAGCTGCGCGCCATATCAACAATCCAGATGAGCCAGGTTACCCTCGTTACGCAGGATACCGCTACCTTACAAGCCTTGAACAGCTCAAATCTCAAATGGAGGTAGACGTAGAGACCGGTAAGGTTGAGAACAAGTACAAAAATCTCGACAAAGTAGTCTCTGGAACCGACAGCGAGGAGATGGACAAAGACATTAAAGAGATGTTGATCGGTTCAACCTACGGTAAAGACGCAATCAGCGAGCAGGTAGAGGTTATTGACTACTGGACTGAGAAAAAGCACGTTATGATTGCTAACCGTAGCGTTGTTATCTTAGAAGAGGACAACCCCTACGCCCGTAAAGCCTCAACTAAAGAGTTACCGATGGACTTAGACGGCGAGATTATCCCAATGAAGGTGAAAATCCCCGCCATTAAAGGCTTTCTACCTTTCGCAGCAGCCCGTAACTACGTTGATACGAGCCTGTTCTACGGTAAGGGCATTGCGGAGGTCATTCTCAAGACTCAGGAGCTGCTCAACGATACAGCGAGCCAAAAACGCGACAATATTGCTTACGTGTTGAACAATATGTGGCAAATTGAGCCTCGATACCAACACCTAGCTGAACGTATCCAGTCCGCACCAGGCGCTATCTTCCCGATTCCTAAGGGTGCACTTACTCCAATTGAGAAGAACGACATTAGCCCAGCCGCTGATGCTGAGATCAGTCGTCTTACTCAGCAAATGCGTACAGCCGTAGCCGCGGATGCAGCCGTCCAGGGTATTAGCCAACGCTATAGCCGTACAACCGCCACTGAAATCTCTAACCAGATGGAGCAATCAGATGCTCGTACAAACGTTAAGATGCAGTCCCTGGAGGACGGCGGCCTATCTCAGGTGGGTTCAATCCTGTTTAAGATGATCCAACTATTCGTTAAAGAGGAGACTCCGGTGCGGATGACCGACCATAACCAGATCACGTGGCAAGTCTATAGTCCAGATGTTTACTTTGGTGAATATCAGCCAAAAGTCGTGCTTGAAAGTACCGCAGATGCCGAGATCGCAATGCTCAGCCAAGCGATGCAAACAGCCGCCCAGTTCAGCCTCCAGAATCCTCTCGTTAACCAGGAGGCATTCCTGCGTAACATGTACAAGACCCTCTTTAGCAAGTACATGACTGAGGACGACATTAACGAAATGCTTACTGTGCCGCAACCAATGATGGGCCCCGATGGCCAACCAGTCGATCCAAGCCTTGTACAAAGCGGCGCATCACTAGCCCCGGGTGCTGAAGAGTACCTACTAGGAGCCGGCGCATCTCAAGGGGGCGGAGACTCATTCAATAAGCGAGCCCAAACCGGCAATCAAGGCGGCGGCGGAGCTAATAGTAACGATAACAACATTAGGAGAGTAAGAAGTGAACACGCAAGTACAAGGCTCCGATAATAAGTGGGAGAAAATCGCCCATCAATGGGAGCAATTCTCTAAGACAGAAGCCTATAAAGAACTAATGGGTTACATCGATCTACAAAAGGATGTAAATTCTACATTAGCTGCCGGGCCTATTGAGATATACAAGGAAGTGCCGACCGTTGACGGAAAGACAACGCAGCAACTTGAGTTTGAACCTGAGAAGCTAGCGTATCTTTTACAACGTAATGTAGGCCTTGATACAATCCGCCTTTACATTGAGGGCTTCAGTATCCAATAATTTCTACAACAATGTAAGATTTACAGCGTAGGAGGGTTTCGCCCCTGTCCCTCCTACACTCCCCTTAAAGGCGAAAAGATTGAAGACAAACTAATAGGAGTACACTAGAATGGAAGATTCCCTTACCGGAACTAACGATGCTAGCCTCAATCAAGAGCCTACTAGCGTTAACGAACCGGCGGATACCTCTAGCGATACTACCTCTCAAGCTCCAGTAGAGCAAGATGTAGTAGCTGAGCCCGCCC